CCACGTCCAGCGCGTACAGTGCAGAGAGGTCGAATGTGTATTTATAATCCATATAGGTAGTATAATCCAGCATTTTTGCCGCAAACTCTCTTTCTATCTCCGTGATTATTGGTTGTAATGCTTCTGAGTAAAATGCCACATTGCTCATTTCCGCACTCTTATAATTTGCATTAGAATCGTCCATCAATTTGCTGGGTGGTACATTGAATGCCCTTGCGATATCCCTCAGATTGAATTTTACCATTTCCAAAAACTGCATATCCGCAGTAGACATGCTGATTGGGGTAAGGGTTCCATCTCCTCTCACCACCAATATATCCTCCCCACGGTTAATATCATCCTGCAAGTCCTGCCCCTGCTTCCCTAATTCCTTATCTTGATATTCCCCAAACCCCTTAACGCTTACATTATTTTGCAGGATGGCTTTAAATCGGCCACCTGTAGCAAATCTTTTCAACGTTTCACGGTCTGCTGTAGATGAAATAGATAATGTATCTCTTACATACGCTATGGTCGAGCGTCCCATATATCCCCCGTCCATACACATATTCTTGAAATGAAGAATCTCTCCTGCACTGACTGATTTATATATCATGTTAATCGGGTCGTTAATCGTATAAATATTACTGTATACATCATACACCACCGAACCCGGAGAGCACAGATACATAGCTTCCACATTCCCCATGGCATTTCTCATCGGATATACATAAGCATTCCCTTTTAACAGCATCATTGCCACCAAATACTTCATCAATGTATACGAATTCATTCGTTCATTCGGCTTCACCCCAAGCAGGTAATTCATTTTTTTCCCATCTCCCGAATCGTATATCTTGAAATAATCCTTCACCCTGTCTTTCCTCTTATATCGCAATGTCAACACCGCAGCTGAGCTTGATATCAGATTCACCGCACGATATACCGCCGCTATCCGCATCGCCTTCTCATCCGTGTTTGCATATACAACATTCTCCGTATATGATCCTCCGGTAACCGGCGTAGTTTCCTTTGACCCGGTAACCGGCGTTACAGGAATCCCTTTACTTTCCCGCCTGAACAACTGCATAAATTCACCTATCATATTAAAAAATCATCTTTTACGTTTATAATACCCTCCAATATACCAATCAAAAGACGTTTCAGGTTACCCCGCAAATTGTTATCCTTTTTTTTAAGATTCCACTTAAATACTATTGTTCGTAGTTGTTGTAAAGCCATATAGTCATAAGAGTGGCAATCGCTCCATCTATCTTTAGGTTTGATTTTCGTTTTAACGGCTTTTTATTTCCCATCCTATCCTCATCCAAATAGCAATTTCCGAAACAATAAAACAAAATAGGATTATTTGCAAGCCTCACCCTTGCCGGAACCATTTTGGCTGCGCGCTCAAATGTCTCCACCGGAGAGGTGAATGCACCATAAGTCTGAGGTACGGCACGTAATATCCTGCCCGGATCTATTCCCGTTGCCGATATAGCCGATGCAATTGCGTTCACAACCTCTTGCGATTTATATGCGTCATATCCTATTTGTAGAATACATAATTTCCTGTTTCTCTTCAAGATGTCCTCCACTATCATAGAATCACTTATTACCGCCCCTTTACATACTTTCAAATATCCAGTCTCAGCCCAATATTTATACAATTCCTTATTCGGATGCGTCTTTAATGTCTCTTCCGGAATATAGAAGTCCGCCCATACAAAAAAACTTCTCAACGGTCTGCTATATATATTGTAAACAACCGCCGAAAAGTCATCGCTTACCGATAGATCCAGAGCCACCATTGTATCTGGCCTACCTTCAACATTGTCCACATCAAAATCTGAGGATAAGGACCTAGCCAAGTTCTGTGATATCCATACATTAACTCCCCCTGCTACGAAAATATTTAATAACTTTGTTTTAAATTCTATCATAGCTTCCGCATCATGTTGGGCCTTCGCCCATCTTTGTTTATAATAATTCTCCTGTACTGTTATCCCGATATGCGGATTACACTTTTTCCAAACTTCCGGCATCCCCATACTTTCCTCATCCATTTCCCATTCATCCGGCATAAACAGACTTGCAAACTGCGAATCATCCCGATATTCATCTAATAACACTTTTTTTGCGTTTTCCAATTCCAGCGCAAACGGACCATCTTCCACTCTACTAGCTGTTGTGATGATTATTGTAAGTGGTTCCCGTCTTACACCCATTGACGATGTTAGTACCTGTAACAACTCCGCACCATCCGAATGATCTTTTACGTATTTCGCTTGAGCGTACTCATCAAAAATAACAAGAGACGCATTAAGTCCATCCTTCGTGTCCCCCCCTCCGGTAAGACACTCCACGAATGATTCTTTCCCAAACTTATTCTGCTTCCACCGCAGTGTTTCCCTCGTTGATTTAAAATACTTCCTATCACCATCCAACTGCTTTATTATCTTTGATATTTCTTCAAAACATATCCTTGCCTGTTTGTACGAATTAGCAGCCGTATAAGCTTGTGCATTCGTATCACCGAACAATAATTCATTTACCGCTAATGAAGCGGTGCTTGTTGTTTTTGAAAATTTTCTAGGAACGAATAAAATAGCCTCTCTTACCAGCCTTCTTAATTCCATCAGCCTTTCATTCTCTATTTTCTTCGTCTTTCCTATCGGCTTATCCGCCTCTCCTTCGGCTTTTCCTACATCCTCCCAATGGTAAAACCCTAAGATAGATGCGAATTGAAAATATTGTATAGGTGTCAGCTTGTAACATTTCCGTCCATCCATCCCCGAAAATTTCAGAGACTCATACAATTTCACAAACCTCTTCACTTTCGAAGCTCTAAAAATATAATCATCCATCAGCCTCAGAAACTTAATAACGGCTAAGACTTCGTACAAATTATGCCCGTCTGGATTATTCCTCACTCCTTCCACATATTTCTCCAGCCGTGTGTCTATACCTCCTAATTGATACCGTTCCAAATCCAATCCACCCAGCCTTTCTGTATATTGTGCCTTTAGTTCTTTTCCCGACATTCTTCCATCCATTGTTTCTCCTTTCCGTTAGCCTCATCCTTAATCAATCATCATCCTTGTCACTCAGTTGTTCCATTAATTTTGTCAATGCATCATCATCCTTTGTCTTATTCTCTTCTCCCTGCTGTATCTCCTGATTCATCATTAATGCACGCAAATCTTTCCGCACCCTGTCAGCATATCTCGCCATGAGTATAAATATAGGATTTTCCTTCTCCCTATCAAACCCCTCTCTGCTCTTTTCCACAACTATTAGTTTTGTATCGGCGGCTAAAGCCTCTTCCCTGATCCTCCTGAAAACCAGCAGATCAGAAGCAAGTAACTCTATCTGATATGACATTTCATTGGAATATTTATCATTTTCCTGCAATATTCTTCTTATTGTCACTTTTAAATTTTCAACCTTGTCTGATTTTTTACTCATGTTAAATATTTTAATATTACCTACTTTTTCTAGTTTAAATACCGCTTTGATTCATACTCTTTTACCCCCACCGAAAATTCCTGGATAGGCAAAAAAACCCTTGATTAGCAGCAGAGGATTTGAGAAGTATGCCCACCTTAAAAAAAATCCCCCCCCTATAGGAATTTTTTTATAAACCTTTCCGTACTTTTGCGTGCTCGCTGCTCTACCTCTTTACGTGAGTGGCTTTTCCTCCTTGCATGTTCATTGATATGGCAGTCGTGACATAATGACTGTAGATTGTCGTAGTCGAACATCAACTTTCCCATCTCATCTGCTGATGTCGCATCTTCCACCGGTAATATATGATGAACTTCGGATGCAGGTGTTATTATCCCTTTATCATTACAGATCTCACATATAGGATTATTATTAATTTTCCTCCTTCTCAATTTTGCCCACTTTACCGATGTTATCATCTTAATATATCTATAATCCCTGCTCATCATTCACTTCTCTTTTTCTTGCCTTTACTGGCACATTACCATATCTTGTCACGCCAGCAACCATATCCATTTCACTTCTTACCTCTTCACCTATCCCGTCCATTAACTTGACATTCATTTCTTCCAATATATAATCTATGATCTCTTCATATCTATTGGAGTCTATCTTCCGTCCTATGCTATCTAATTTCTCTGCCAATTTTGGATACAAGTATTTAATTACATTACTTATTGATGTATTGCTCCTGTTGCTTATTTTAACACCTTCTGCATCCACTTTCATGTTTCTAGCCACATACCCCTTTTTACCAACCTCACTAAATATATATATAGAATTCACCAGCTTTAATGATTTTACACCTTTCGGCTTAGTAGTTATTATTCTATTCCTCTTATTTTCGAATCCTTCAAATAACTTGGCAAATTCGGCGATAACATCTCTATTTTTCTCTTCCTCGTTTAAATATCCCGGATCTGCTTTGGTTAAAAACGCTGATAATATATATTGCATCACCTCATATCTACTCGCAAATCCATACTTTTTTACTATATTATCAAGCCTTTCAGCCGTATCACATGATACTTTAGCCTGTACCATCACGTGTTTCACCCTAGATTTATCCCTCATTATTCACCTCCTTCTGTTTACTCACTTCCTTAACAAAATTATCAAACTCGGTTTGTAAACGATTCACTTTATTTTTCGTTTCAAGCACTTCCTCCGGAGTATAATCTTGCTCGTTTTCAATTACGCTAATATACAGAAGCACCAAGTCTTTATCTCGCTTTTCAAGAATTTCAGAGAACGGTCTGACAAAGAAAGGATTCTGCAAATCTAACCTTGCTTCCTTTCTCGCACACTCGGCACGATATTCGATATAATCTTCGTCGCTCATATTATAATGAGTGATATTATCAACAACACTACTCCAACGGCAGAGTAATCCGTTAGGTTGTCTTGCTATAAATGATCCCATATTAATCTCCTTTCTCTTTAATCCGTTCAAGTACATCCTTATTGGCTTCGAGTATTTCATCAAAAGACGGAATGGGCATCCACATGTCACACTCGTAGTCGTTCCAATCCTCAAATTCAAATCCTCCGTCTGTCGCAACGTATGGCGATCTCCCGGGTGAAACAACGATATAACCACTAACAATCGCTCCATTTGATACCATTCTGCAAAGGACAAGCTTGTTTTGTTCCGGCAACCGTTCCTTCACACTTACCCACGGAGATTGCTTGGACTGCCATTCTGCACCAGCGATAAAACTGACCTCACTTGTGCAATTGAAGCGTCCGTTCGGCCAGTTTCTGTCCGCATATTCTCTTGCCGCTTCTTCTACTGTCTGTTTCATAATTTAATGTTATTAATCGGTTTTTACTATTTTCCCATTATCCAATATCAAATATAACCGGCATTTATAGCTGACTGTATCCGCCCATTGGTGAGCATATTTCAAATACTGATGTAGCTTATACCTTCCGGGATTATTCATCATTTTATTTCTTATTCTTTTTTTCATTGGTTATTAGTTAATCTTCTTTATTACATAGGCAATCGTCACAGCTTTCGCATAGATTACCACATACATCGCAATGCGTGCCTGAATAGAATAAATCAAACAGCTCACCACATCTATCACACTTCTCTATTGTATCAGGAAATATAGGTAAATGTTCTTGTAAATAGTATATCACGGAGAAAGCCTGCTGACTATTGAGTTTAGGCATTTCCCTTACAGATATTGCATCTGGGCATTCTCCCTGTAAAAACATGAAAAATTCATTGAGCAATTCTAAAGATGATTTACCCTTTATATTACCCTGTTGACGTTGAAATTTGATTCTACTCATTTCTATTCGGTTTTGAGGGTTATTGTTTTTCTTCATTTTTCAAAAAGCCACTCCGGTCAGGATATACCTTTTGTACCAGTTTCTCCATTTCCTCAATAGCTTTATAGGCATTATTTATATCATCTTCACGATAGGGATTGTTAGGATTATCGCCAAATAAACCATATATGACCTTGTATGAGAGCCTGTGAGCACGTTGCCTATCAATGTACTTTTGCTCACAGGTAGCAGTACCGTCAAGCGTTCCGCCAAGGCTGTTTGTAACAGCCATAAGCCTTGCCAACAATCTCTTTTGAGTTTTATTCATTTCTATATTTGTTTTGAATTATTTTTTATAACTACCGCCATTGTACTAATAGAAGTGCCACTCTCTTTAAACTCGCCTGCGCTGATTTCAAACACTTCTCCATGTACTTCTTTCAGCCAGTTGCGGAAATCAATACATTTTTTTTCCGAAGCGAATTTCCAGTGTTGGCTGGTTATTGCCGCAAGGGTTCCACCTTGTTCCAATCGATCATACATAAGCCTGACATGCTCTATATCCTGATTACCGGAAAACGGAGGATTTGCAATTATCTTAGTATAACTACCTACACTGTCTTTGGTAAAGTCTTCATCAAGCAATATTACGTTGCTAAGGGTATGAAGAAATTCTCTGTTTTCCGGCATCAGCTCATAACATTCAACCATTACAGAAGGACAAGCCCGGTGGATTGCTTTTATAAGCGCGCCACGCCCGGCACTCGGCTCCAGTACCGTATCATCCTCATGTATCCCTCCGGCAAGCATAACCAGCCAGTCAGCAACATCGGCCGGAGTTTCAAAAAACTGGTAATCCTGCTGTAGGTTGCACCGTTTACCCTCTTTCAGTATGGAAAACACACGTTCCGGATTAAACGGGAACGTAAAACCCTGTATCTTCCCACCTTGCCATGAGCCTCCGGCTTCTTCTATCCACTTCTTTGCTTCAGCATAGGATTTTTTGTTGAATTGAACTTGGGGAAGTTTGAGAACACCATCCACAAGAGTACAATGTTTCAATATCTCTTCCACGCTCCATTTCTTACCTTCATCAGCCTGTTTTTTCTTTTCGTCCGTTGAAGCGTCCGGCGCTAAAAGTGAAGATATTTTTTGAACAACCGTATTGCTCGCATTCACGAAGGTATTGACACAGGATAGCGCTTCCATGAGAAATTCAGTATCAACATATCCGGCTGCGTCATAAACATCTATACCTTCAGTCATAGATGACAACTCATTGAGCTGCGCTACACTACCATGTAACGTTTCGATTAAAATCCTTTTTTTGTTCGTCATAACTTTTCTGTAAATAAATTCTTGTTGTGTCTACACTCCCATGACCGAGAAGATCGGCCAGTTGAATAACATCTTTGTTTCTTTTCAGGAACATCTTAGCGAAAAAATGGCGAAAGGCGTGTGCGTGCATCTTTTTTGAATCAATGCCGCAATGTTTTCCCCATGCTTTCAAGTGCTGGGAAAAGCCTCTCTGGGTCAACGGTCCGAATCTCCCTACCGCAAAAATCCCGGTTTTACCATATTCTTTAGCGTAAACCTTCGCTTCCTGCTGAATTGTTTTTTGGAAGAAAAAACGTCTGTACTTGTTACCCTTTCCTTTTAATACTACTTCCCCGGATATGATGTCTTCCCACGTAAACTGTTGGAATTCCGACAGACGGGCACCCGTTGTACCCAATACCTTGACAAAGAAGTAATAGTCCTTGTTGGATTTCGTTTTCAGGAAATCCAGTAAGCGGTTGTATTCCTCTTCTGTCGGGACATTGTTCACATCGAGCTTGCGCTTTATTTGGGGACGCTTCAGTTCTATAGGCTTCTTCAGCCATTTGGAAAATCTTTCTATTGCTGTAATCCGCAAACGGATGGTAGCGGGAGATAATTTTTCTTCTTCAAGACTTTTTATAAACCTCCTGCAATTATCCATGTTTACCTCATTGGTATACTCGAAATACTTCTTCATTGAAGTATAATATAAATTAACTGTATGAGGGGAGTAGTCATTATTATCCGTCAACCATACTATAAAGTCATTCAATAGCTTTTTGCTCTTCTCGGATATGACGTCAAGTTTTTCCAGTGGCTTTACCGTCTTATCCCTCCTTCCATATCCGATGTTAAGGAAAGACAATAGATCGCATATAGCTGAACACATTATGGAATGACGCACCATGACATCAGCATTTTCACGTTTATAATTCAAATAGCCACGGCGGTTCACTTCTTTGGCCATTTCTAAAAAATCCGTGACATGCTTGATATATTTCCCGACAGTATCATAAGTCCTGCCTGTTGTGTATAAGTAGGAAATATAATCAGTTAATATCTTCTGCCTGTCATTATTCATAATCTTGTTTAATTAAATTACACCAATCATTGCTATCTTCGAAAAAACATCTGTATCCATTAGCCGTATGTTTGCCTCTCACTTTCCGACATATAGCACTGATCAAAGAAGGAGCCACGCCAATCATCTTACCAGCCGTTTGTATCGAAGGGAATACTCCACATAATTTCTCATCCTTTATCAAAACCACGCTCTTTTTATTCATGCCTGCTCCGGTCTTATGCCAAGCCCCAAGCCCTTTAGACAGATTTTTTATACTTCTGGCCTTGGAACGTTTTGAATGATAAACCATTTTACGACCCTTGTTGTGAGAAACACAACCTTTTAAAAATCGTCCGGTAATAAAGTCTCTCTCAAATCGCTCAGGCGGTATATATAATTCACTCATTTCCTTATTGTTTATCGAAAATCTTAATACACTCGAATAAATATTTTGCCACTGTTGGATTTACCGCATTGCCGATACTCCCAACTCTGTGTGACCAATTGGGAAACCCATCATCATTTCTAACAGTGCTATGCGCTGGGATTTCAAGAATCCTTTTTGCGCAAGTATATCCGATATTCGTATCTGATGCCCACTGTTTAAATATTGAGTTAAAGCATCCATTGTTGCAAATGTCGCCTTGTAGTCCGATTTTGTTGGAGTAGGCAATAAGATAAAGTCTTTCCCTTTTGTGCGGGTATCCAAAAGCGTAGTTTGATATACATTGCCATTCCGCATCATACCCGATTTTGGAAAGGTCGCATAACACCTGTTCGAAGCCGGAAATAACGAGAGCTGGCGAGTTCTCAATGATGACGTATTTAGGTCTAACCTCCCGTACAATTCTATACATCTCACTCCATAAGCCGGATCGTTTCCCTTTAATACCTTCACGTTTTCCGGCAACGCTGATGTCTTGACACGGAAATCCTCCACTAATGATGTCCACATATCGAAGCCCGGTTGTTTTTGTAATATCTGTGAATCTTTCTGCATAAGGAAATTTATTTTTTAATATTTCACCTTGAAATTTTTCAATTTCACAATTCCATAGGGTTTTAATCCCTGCCATTTCAGCACCTAATTCAAAGCCACCAATGCCACTGAATAAGGATCCATGAGTCAGTTTACTATGCTCCATTTATTTCATTACTATTTCTGTTTTGAACCATTTTCCTGATGTCTGGTAAATGGTAATTATTGGGAATTAAATTCTATTTGTTATTTTGATATTTTGATTATTCCGAGCTTCTCACATTCCTCAAGTAAATTCATATCCTCCTTTCTAATAAAAGCTCCTGTCTTGCGATTCACGCTCACATGAGGCTCAAACCCAAACCTCTTGGACATCTTCTCTATCGTGGCACGACTCCATGTATTCCATCTGATCACCACAGCTATTTTTGAATCTTCCATGCCTGTACACTGTTAAACCATTTTTTCTTTCCATCCTTATCCGTATATTCTTTGGCGGAAACATTGAAGTATACTGTAACATCATCGCCAACACGAAGCGGTTCTTTTATCGGGCCATCATTGCTAAACATGGTGAATGCCATTGATTTTCCAAATTGCATCTGTTCGGTTATAAGATATTCTCTTATCTCATAATCCGTTCCCTGACGGGTGGTTCCTCTTCTTACACCCAAATCTGCGGTGATTCTTCCTTTGATTTCGCACATCATAATATTTTCTCCTTTTTCTTTACTGCTTTCTTTGAGTCGTCCCGACTACCCTTCGGGCAGTATAAGACAAGTTGCCGAAAACTGTTAATTTTGAATCTTTTTATTATTAACCTGTTGATTTTCAGTTATTTAACGACACCCCATAAGGTGCTTTTTCTTTTACTGTAATTAATTGATAATCAATTAGTTATATTTTTTAATAATTGGCGTGATTGAGGATGCTTGAAAACAGTTTAGTAATTTTTCCTTAAATTCCTGCTCCAAATCACCCATCACTTCCGTGTACTTTTTCTTCTCCACATCCCACGAAGTGGCAAACGTGCGTAAGGTTTCCCACTGCTTCTTCGTGAGTTTCCCTTCCATATACATGGCCCTGTACCGTTCCTTGTATCTCGTGACACCAATCCTTTGAATCTCACGGGCTTTCTCCAGTTGGGATAGTTTGACGCCTTTAGCAGGTATAATCTCCCTTTCAAACCGTATCTCTGACCAGTCCTTGTAAAATATACGGGCCATTTTGTTTAGCGACATGTTGTCAACCAATTGCAGTAGTGGTACGGACTGATGTTTGTATACGGTCTCTATTCTAAGGATGTTACTTCCTACCGTCCGTTTCTTCTCCTTGGCCTCGTGTGTCTTATCGTATATCTTCAGTATCTTACGATAATACTTGCTCTTCTCGGTTGTTTTCTGCCTGTATTCCTGATAGTTGGCATCATTCCATAAGGTGCGTTCTGCTATGCTGTCCACAAGTCTTATATATTCGTCAGCCGTATGTTTCATCTTCATCGTAACCCCTATCTCGTAATAGGTCACTATTGCATTCTCCGCTTTAACGCACAGCCTTAATAGTAATTCCTCTATTGTCCTTACTGCCATCCGGAAGGTCATCGGGCGGCTGTTATCCAGCTTGCCCGATTTCCCCTTATGGTATAGTTTACAGACCGAACAACTGCACTTTAACGTGTCGCCCCTTATTTCGATGGTGCAGCCATCAAAGTTGGAGTATGCGGACGATTTATAGTACACTTCATCATCCTCCGAACATTCCTTAAGGTAGTTCTTCAAGACTATAGTCTCTATGTCGTTCACATCTATCCTTGCCTTTATGGTTATTCGGTCAAACATTTTATCGTCAAATTTCTTTCTTTCAAAATTCGGTTTACCTCACCCTTGTAATGGGCGATTAATGCCTCATACTCGAATGCGGTGTATTTCCTTGTATCCTTTTTCATTGACTCCAGAATCAATATCTGGTTTTCTCCATACTTTCTCACAAGTCCTCTTCTATAACCCTGTATGTTGCCTTCATCGAAGCGGTTGCAGCTACGGCATTGAGCATTACAATTTACCTCACTGTAACGGGTTGCCATGTGTTGACGGTTAACATAATGACCACAGTCTGCTTGTGTTATGGGTTTTACCAAACCACACGAGATGCAACGGAACACCGTAGTATTAGGTATCATATCTCTTAATCTGACATATTGAGAGAACACAGCGTCCAGCTTCCTCTTCAAATTTGCCGTGCTGCTAGTTTTTGCCGGTTTCTTCTTTTTGGATAACATTGGTCTTATATTTTACAATCTTATTTAACTGTTCCGGATTGCGGAATCTTATCGCAAATCCGTGCCATTCCTGTGTACTGGACTTATATGGAAATTCGTGGTATGGTGCGGCAAATTCCTTGTCCACCAATAGTGCTACGTAAGCCTTCCACTCCTTACCCTTGTCCCAGAAGATAGATAAATCCCCAATTTCTGGGGCGGTTTCCGTCTCGCCGGTGATATCCAGCAGGAAATCTTTGCTCTTTTTCTTGAAAAACAAAGCTATATTATCACCGCAATCCATTCTTTGGTATATTTCATATTCCGTCAAATCCGGTAAATCGTCCTTTTTCATGATATTTTTTGGTTAAGTAATTGATTAATAAAAACTTCCATTTGAAGTTGTGGGAGCTACGGGAATTGAACCCGTGACCTATGGCTTTGCCGATCTGTATCATGGAAACACACAAAAACAAAATAAAATAGATTAATTACCCCTGACCGTTAACTGCCATCGCTCTGCCACTGAGCTAAGCCCCCATGTGCCGGATCACCTTCACAGGCTGCACCGGCTAAAACCTAAACTTAAACTATGATCTACTCTGATATGCTTCCGAAAACTCCTTCGGTATATAGACATGTACGGGTAATATTCCTGATTCCTCTATCACCGCACTTATATCCTTCCGACTAAATGTATTCCCTTTACTTACCGCCTCCTTCTCGTGCTTGTCCTGCTCTTTATTGAGATAATTACCTATCAGCATGATACCCCTTTCCGCAGTGTAAGTATATACGATAAAACTTTGCATTAGCTGATTTTTCCCCTCTGTGTCACTGTATGTGATACGAGCCTTTATCTTATAAAATTTCAAAGACTCAGGTTTGCTTTCGTCTCCTTCATCCTGTAATATCTGTTCCCTTTCCTCTCTGCTATATAATTCTTCGTCCAATACCAGCTTGGTTACATCGTCTAGTGGATTTTTCAGCATAGTGTCTACTATGATGATGTAATCCTCGTATTCTTTTACTGAACTAACCCTAAATTCACCGGTATAAGTCAACTCTACATAATCCTTCGTTATCTCCAAGGCGTTATCCACAGAGTTAGCAAGCATTATTATGTTACGTTTTTTACCGTCAATCTCCACTTTTGCTATATACGGGTAAATCCATATATTCTTGCATTCGTAGGACATACGTTTCTGATTGCTGACCTCCACTTCCTTTATGGAGCCTTCATTCATGTAAAACTGTATTCTTGATAATTCTTCCGCCTGAAGAAGCGTACCCCTCTCGTATATCAGTTCATGGCGGCTTATTGATGTTGCCTCTCCTGTCTCTGTGTCGTAAAAATCCTCCGTCCATGAGCGTTTTAAATCCCGGACAAGAAATTTACCCTTCATTCTTGACAAATCAGAAGTCACTTCCCGTACCTCTGTTTTTTTTGTTTCTATTTCTCCCATCATTAATCAAAATTAAAATTATCTTCATCGTCCGGATCCTCTTCCGGAATGTCATAGCCAAAATCCATGTTATTGGTATTCATTAGCAATACTGTCCCAGTGATTACGATTGTTCACATACTCATCAACCAATCGACTGTCAGAGGGATTATCAAGTTTTACCTTCATTACCTGATACACGTTATCCGGCATATTATAAATCACAGATTCATTATAGTCACATCGCCCGGCAATGCCTAACAATAAAAGCAATGCCACAACCAATAATGTGTATTTTGTTAACTTATTCATAATCAAATTCTTTTTCTTGTTCTTATCTTTATTGGATTATTCTTCGTTCCTGTACCGAACCATTCAAGACGATAGCCCTTGATTCGAAGCCAATATTTAAAAGTTCCTATATCCATTCGGCAAATCCTAGTTTCAAATTGATATATACTTTCCTTCTCTCGGACTGTGATTCACCTTTGTCGTCTGGTCTATCTCCTTCTGTAATCTCGCTATCTTAACCAGTTCTACCGCCCACTTGATACGGTTCCTTTCAAAATCATCACACAGCATCGCCTGTGCGTAAATCCCAGCCTTCATCTCATGTTCATTCAGCTTTTCCTGTAAATCCTTTGGAATTCGTTTCTTTCCCTGGCCCATATCTCACCTCCGTTTTTCTGTGAATAAGCTCAATGCCATATCAGCATCAACCACAATCGTTCGTCCCACTTGGCGGACTGCCTTTTGTAAAACCCCTGATTTTAGGCGGTATGCCGTAGTTTCAGAGCAATGTAACAACTCCATTATCCCTTTTATGCCATATACCAGATTCTTACCGGTATTAGCAGGAGCAGGAGTGGCATTCTTCAGCATCAAGCTGCCAAACAACTCTTTCAGCTCGCCAACGGTCAGATCTACCAACCGGGTATCATCGCTTATTCGTCTTTCTAATGGTATCATATCCCTTAAAAGCAAAAGCCCTTGCCGTTCCCAATCTAGTGTGGTGTTGATTGGTACTAAGCAAGAGCTTTATTTTGATATCCTAAATAACTTACGGTAAACACCACTAAACCGTATCGTCTAATTTTTTATCTATTCGTAGGATATTAAAATGGAAGTCACTATATTTGCCGATGGAACAATTTTGGTGCGAACAAAATCACGGTTTATGTCGTGACAGCCATTTTTATATCCGTTTGTGAGTTAATCACAATGCAAATATAGTAATATTATACTTATAAATAATATATCTTGGGATAAAAATAAGTAAAATAATACTATTTATATTTATTCTAAATAATATATTTATGGAAGTAGATGTAAAAGAGAGGATTAGATTAATATTAGAATTAAATAATAGTAATCCAAACCAATTAGCAAAGAAATATTCATTGAATCAAAAAACATTGAATAATCAAATAAATTCGAATGTTCAAATATCTACAAGTACAATATTACTTATATTGAATGAATTTCCTAACGTATCGTCAGAATGGCTACTCCGTGGTGAAGGTGATATGCTTAAGCCTCATCAGGAAGCATCAACTAAGCCTCAACTTACACCTATCAATACAGAAGCTGGAACTCCCGAAGCCTCTGTATTGTATCAAATATATAATGACACCATAAAGAGAATGAAAGAATTGATGGAAGAAAATACTAATCTTAAGAATCAGATAATCGAATTATCCGAGGGGAGCGAAGAAATTGCCAAGTTACTAAGGGAAATTCGAAACGATAATAAAAAACTTGACCAAGAAAACAGGGAATTAAGAATAGAAGTGATGATTAAAGATGCACAACTTTCTGAAAAGGAAAAAGCCGTATCAGACTATAAGGAATTATTAAAGGAAGCTATATAAGCAGTAAAAAACTTTTTATGGATAGTTCATGATTTTTCAAAACAAAATATATTATTCCATTGTTTTAAATTGAGAAATATCATAAAATTAACCAAAAACAATGGAAACTAATACCAAAACACTTTCTAATATAGTAATAGAACAGGAAAAAGAAATTAAAGAACTGAGGATGCAACTTAATACCATTATTATTGCAGCTTCTTCTGGTAAGTGCCTATCATGTCTGCTCAAATTTATTAAAATCAAAAATAATTAAAAGATGGCAAAGATTTATTTTTTATGTCTTTTGTTGTGTTATACTACTGTTTCTTATTCACAAAATGATAGCATTAAATTGCATATTATTAGAGATAGTTCTTTTCTTGAAAAAGATTATCTTTCGACATTAGACGCTTTATCACATACGTCTATCATCAATAAAATAAAAAATAAACTTCCTTTTATTATAGGAACAATAAATACATCACTACCTAACTCTGTCGGAGGAGTTGATTTATCGTTTTCGGGAATAAACATCACGAATAAAGATGTTAAATATATCTATATAAACGGATATCCTATCAATGCTGTTGGAGATAAATGTTTTTGCCATATTAGAAAACATTCCAACACAACCTGCAAGATTACTGGACCTATCAAATTTATGCAATATAAAAATGAAACATTTACTAATGTATGGTATGACTCTACTATAAAAGAATTTATTCCTACTTCTATAAAAATTCAATATACAGACGGAAGTCTATCAATAATGAATCAAGCAAAAATAAAAGAATCCAAAACTTATTCGGATTTGATTAATAAACCTGTAAATCTAAACAATCTCCCGCTTCCTTTTGGAAAATTTTGTTTATTTGGACATGGTTTATATGATGGAACAGAATTTCTTACCTCCTTCACATCTATATTATCTGATAAAAATAACTATATAGATATCTCAGATAAATGTTTTAGAATATATAAGAATGGAAATCTATTATACGAATTTTATCTATCATCTCTTCTTAAAACACATATAGACTATTCTTTATATGAATTTAATAGTAAAAAAACATTTTCCATTAAATGTTTATTCCACAAGAATTCATCAAATACTCTATTTTATTCAGTAACAATATCATCAGAAGATCAAAAATCGGAAGTTTTTTTCTTTTCTCTAGCTAATAACTAAATATTTTATTTATTAAATCATGAACATCAAACGAAACTGCATCTTCCTTCTGGACAAGGAGAAAGACAAACCTGATTCCAAGCTCCGCTACAGGATCAAGTGGGACGGGAATACCGTAGCCTTCAACGTGGGTTACCGGGTGGACAATAACAAATGGGTAGCCGAAGCCCAGAGATGCAAACCAAACACCACTCATGGAAAGAAAAAAATCTCGGCTGCAACCATCAACGCCGAGATAAACCGTCTTGAAGAAACCATCAATGACACCTTCTTCTTTTTTGAGCAGACAGGACAAATACCCACTTCTTCTGAATTCCGGGACGAAGTAAATAAAAGGAATGGGAAAATTGTGGAAAAAGAGGAAAAAACAATCTTCGATTACTACCAACAATTCATCATTGAACAAGGTAAGGAAAACAGTTGGTCAGAGAACACATACAAGAGACACAAGACCACAATGAACCACCTAAAGAAATTCGCACCTGATCTTACATTCTCGGACCTTACTCATGAAGGATTATCCCGACTTGTGGATTACTTTATGAACATAGAAGTGGACAATGAAACCGGGATGAAGAATTACACGGCAAAGAAGTATATCAATCTGGCAAAATGGTTTTTGAAATGGGCATCAGAAAAAGGGTACAACAAAGAACTCGCATTCATCACCTTCAAGGAAAAGCTAAAGACCATCCCGGCGAAGGTAATATTTCTTGAATGGAATGAACTTATGAGCGTGTATAATGCCACATTCCCGGATGCGCCTCATCTTGAGCTGGCGAAGGATGTATTCTGCTTCCAGTGCTTTACCTCTCTTCGTTATTCTGACGTAAGGAACCTAAAAAAAGCCGATATTTACGATGGGTATCTTACTACCACCACCATCAAGACGGACGAACCATTAAAAATCGAACTGAACAAGTATTCCAAAGCCATACTGGAGAAATACAAGGACATAGAAGGCATATACGCACTGCCGGTGCCGGTAAATCAAAGGATGAACAAATACATCAAGGATATATGCAAGGCCTGTGAGATCAACGAGCCGATATGCAGGACGTACTATAAGGGAGCGGAAAGAATAGACGAAATCCATCCCAAATACGAACTGATAGGAACCCATTGCGGCAGAAAGACCTTTATCTGCAATGCGCTCATGTTGGGTATAGCCCCCAATATTGTCATGAAATGGACAGGACACAGGGACTACAAGTCCATGAAACCATACATCGACATAGCAGACAAAGCAAAAGAAGAAGCTATGAAACTATTTAACCGCTAATCCCCGATTTAATCCCTTTTTCTTTAAAAACACTGATTATCAGTGTCATTTGTACACCCGATGAGAATCGAATTACCGACCGTTTAACCCGTTATCCCCGTTCTAATGCCTTCTAGATGGCTTGTGAACGGGGATATTACTTTCATAATCCGTCTTACTCTTTCATAAACGGTCCCTATTTTGGTCCCTGATTTTCGTATATCGGGAACTATTTTTAGTACATATTCCACCATACAACAGCCAGCAGGCGACAGAAGTCAAAATGATTTCTATCGTCCAACTGATCCAGTAATATGTCTATACTACGATCCATATTGCATTGCGGTCATATATTCCCAAATCTTACCTTGCGGTCCATCCTCATCGGCGAAATAGAACTTATGGGCACCCTTGATGATCTGCGACTCGTCATAGATAGAGCACAAATCCGAATAAAAACTATTAAAAGCTACGTACTTATCCCACTTAGTCGTACCAGAAGGAAAAGACAGGTTTTTTGTTGCATCCTCCACTTGGTCAGCACTCCAATGGGCACCTATCTTCTTCTCGCCGCCCGGACCTGTATAGCGGATTTTCTCAATATCCATTTCCGCAAAATTCTTATCATAATGCGGACCGTACAAGATGGAGTGCTGCTTGCGCATAAACTCCCAGTACATTGCAGGGTGTTCCTCCTTCAGCACGCACAGCATATCACTAAGACCGTCCACACTCTGCCACATGGCTTTGTCAGAGGCAACACCGTTAGCCTTTGCGTTTTTTATTAAATCCTTGTATTCCATATTCAAATATATTAAAGTTACATTTTATTTTGTTTTATCGGATAGGTACTGACATTTTGATTGGAAATTTTAAGTGTTTTTTCCTGTCACTTTGTAACAGCAATCCAGACTTTCAGCTATCATTTTGATTAAATCTATTCTATTAGCAATTTCTTTAATTCTATCAAATCCGCATCGGTTATCTTAATCGCACCCGTCTTGCCAAATAAAATGCTTGTTATCGGATTGTCCGGAAGCGCAAAACGGATATTCCCCTTTCCTATGGTTCCGCGAATAAAGCCTTTACCAAAGGGCATTTCTTCCATTTCCCGAAACATGGAAAGCATATCATTAAACAGTAAATCCGCATCCACATTGCCATTCTCGTCACACAAAAACAAAGCAGCATTATCTATCATGTCACCTATCCCGTCTTTTTGCTTTGCAAGGAAATTCTTCGCCCCTCTCTTCATATATACGGATGCCACCTTTAATTGGGGGTTATCCAATACAAGCCCGTCTATTCTTTCATCTACCCATAGCTGCAATGAGTCGGCTAGCTTGTCCTTCAGTTCAGTTATGTTTTTTTTAATTTCCATTACTTCTTATCTTTTTGTTGCGGTTTTCCGTTCTTCCAGTCGATAAACTCCTGCCATGTCATATCACCATGCTCCGTCACATATTCACGAAACAGAGCATCTCTTCTCGCTGTTTCCTCCTTGGCTATCTTAGATGTTCTTCTGACAAATGATAGCTGCTGCTCCAATATGGCTTTCCCTTCCACAGACCCCTCTATTCTGCCTTTGACAAGAAGAAGGACTTCAGAATTAACCATCTCCTGAATAGCCATGCTGTTATCGTAGTATTCCTTGTTGTTATTAAGGACTGCTCTCTCCTGATCATTCAGGGATGAAACAATACGGTCTATCTCATCCCATATTGGGGTTGAGGTAGATACACGTTGGGGTGATGTAATACCCGGCACCTGTTTTAATTCCTGAAGCTTCTGTGTATAAGCTTCATTCTCTTGCGTCAGCCTTTCCAAGCTTCTTCCCGCAGACAATAATGGATCGCTTTCAAACATTCCCATAATAATTTTTGTTAGTGGTTAAATAAAGAAAGTGGCATCGCCCCCGAAGGGGCTTACCACTAACGTTTCTTACTCTTCCTTATGCGCTTGGTGTTGCGCTTGTCTGAGTGCGGCAATTGCATCCGTAAGGATTCGCCCCCTCCAGTACTGTCACTGTCGGGGTTGATGGTAAACCCACTACGCCATAGATTGCACGACAGGTCTTTCTGTCCGTGTAGCACATGCTTTCTTTCAAGACACTTTCCATGCCCATCTGTATAATCTTGTTTTGGTACAGATTGGCCACTTCCATTCCATAGACCTTTTTGTCAAGCTCACAGAATTTGGCAGAATAGCGTTCGTTCAATGTGTCGTAAAGATCACGTTGTCCCTTGTACAAACCGAATGCGGCTGTATTCAACTTGTCAGTCTGTACATCGTACAAATCACGCATGGATTTATACAAACCAAAATCTCCGTCCACTTGAGATTTCCAAATCTGGAATTTCTCATTAACATCCACATCACGATGAGCGTACATCTGCTCTTGGGTGTTGACTTTAAGTCCCCAAATGGTGTTAGTTAAGGCTAAAGCCTCATCGCAACCTTTCTCCCACGCCTGAAAAGCGGTAGGAGCAACACCGGAACGGCCGGAAATAGCGTCACTGACTGTGTTAATATTAACGTTTTCCGGCATACCGCCGCCAATACCTCCACGGCGGCCCCATAGTGCGGCTGCACCCAAAACAGCACCACCGATACCAAAGCCTAGCGCGGTTCCGGCAAGCCCCTTAGATGCGTACTTATCATGATTCTCATCATGTACGTACTCTTTTTCTTTAATCACCTGTTTTACTTCTGCTTCCATAAACTTATAATTTTTGGAATTACGACCAATATTGGCCGCTCACAAATGTCCGAACAAGTCACTTGCAGATAAAGTAATTACTTGCTATATGCTTGCTAATTACTTTCCAATTGCTTGCGACCGTCCATTTCCTTAATTTTTGCCGATTCGAACGAATAAACGACACACCTTGTCGGGTACGGTTGATAAACCTGCCAATCTCATGATCAGTCAGCATCTTGGACAACGCCAGCACAAGCAAATATCTTGCATCGGCGCATTCTTCGCGATTGCTGGCTAATATGTCAGCCTCAACAAGACCGGTAACATCACACACGACACCTACTATATCCTTATATAATTCCTCTATTATCATTTTTTTAAGGTTAGGAAAACAAAATACCCGAAGCATTTGTTATGACCAAGAAGGCCGCAACAACGCTCCGGGCGTTTATCTCCCTACCACCTTCGAACTTGTTAGGGAAGCGGCTTTCTTTCTCTTCTAAGCCGCAAAAGAATTACTTTTGTTAAATGAGTTTTTCTATTATGTGCCACGCTTCTACCTGTGGCATTCTGGTTGCTATTTCATCTTGCACCTCCCTTCTTCTTTACCAGCCAAATGACTACGATTAATAATATTAATATAATACCTATTGAAAACTCTCCTAGTTCTAATTTCGTCTTCTGCCACCATGTTAATTCCTTCTCCACAGGGTAGGGGACTTCTAACTCTTTCTCCTTCTCTATATAGGCTGTATCGCGAATCATCCTGTCACGGTAGACTATATGCCACTTGTCAACAAACACTGAATCGCCTTTCTCCCTTATATAGACAGAATCCTTAATGTGAATGGAATCACGTTCGTGTACGGTAAGATAAAGACTGTCAGTCCTTATAGTTTCTACTGGGACATACCTTATGCTCCGGCATGATCCAAACAGCAATAGCAATGCTATCCCTACCACAATCCATATATAGACTCTTTGTCTCATAGCAGGTCCCATCCCTTAAAAATGTCCTCCATTACGGCAGGGACACCATTTTCAACATAAGATATAGCAGCAGCCAAAGAGCACATCGTATCTTTATCCTCAATATCCGGAACATATACTGAAGGTACTTGCATATCCTGACATACCCGTCTGATGTAAGCCCCTGTATTGTTCTCTGTCTGTGGGGCCCATCTTGTAATAAAGTCCGCGATACAAATACAGTTGTGTTTCCTTCTGTAATTCTGTAATGTGCGGATCAAAGCACGATAACCCCATTTCATTTCTGTAAACTGGAAAAAATCCTTGTCTGTCTGTTTTTCTCTCAACCCCTGCCATTTATCCTTTGTTATGCGGATATTACCGGGGTTATTGTTTCTCAATCCTCTTGGTAAACTTTTCATTTCTTTCCCTCCTTTTCTTTTAATTGCTCTATCAAGTTATTAAACCGGCTATTAATATAGATGCTTATGCCAAATACGCTACCGGCATACAACAGACACTGGGCAAACAACCACAATACACTATCATGTATCTGCCCCATAGGTTCCGAGCACACAAAACCAGCCACAGCCAAGGACGCTCCCAAAACAAGCATTCCCACAGCAGTTGAATACTGGATGTTTTCTTTTGTTTCCTTTCTCATTGTGCAATAATTTATATGACTTTTACTATCCTTCTTTTATACCATCAATTACACGTTTTGGATTACCCGATTTTATCAGCTAACCTTTTTTTTGTCATACAAAACAAAAAAAGAGCCTGCCACGGAAACTAATCTGCAACAAGCTCTTGGCTTTATACTGTATATGATATGTCCTTTCGTCATAAATATAAGTGGCGTGCATCTTCACACGCTCCCCACAAAGATAAATATTGTTTCCCTTATTACAAAAAAAATAACCGGCAATTAACGCCGGTTATCGTGATAGAATCTTATAGCCTCATTGACATATAATGATACTGATTGCTCCTTATCCAAGATAGCAGCCACATCTTTCTCTATCGTGACAAATATTTTTCTTACACCTCTAACCTTGGGACGTCTTGGCACATCATTGCTGTCCAATATCCTGTATATTGTCTGCTCAGACCGTACCCCTGTTTCTTTTATTATCTCCTTGATCGCTATCCCGTCCTTATATAAGGACAATACCCTAGACTCTTGATCTAGGGTAATAGATCGTCCTCTTGCCATAATTAATATGTTTTATAACATTTATAATTTGTTGCTCGTTATTTCAAAAAGTTGCACCTTTACATCGAACATCAACGATGTTAGTCGCACTTCGGTGCGTGGATTGAAACGACATTAAAAATGTCATTGTGATTTGCTCACAAATTAGTATTTTCTATACAGCTCACTGTATAGTGAAGAGGCGGAGAAATCCGCCTCTGTTTTTTATTCCCTTATTACTCCGTTATCAATATCTTCTTGTGTCATAATTGTTTGTCCTTCATGCTAATTAGTAGATAACAGCCTTTATCTTCATGTCAGTTATACAAACACTCTCTTGTCTCTGCACGGAATAGTAAGTAACGTGATTGTTCGATACTTCAAACATTGGATAAATCGAATCGGGATCGTCTTTAATTCCTTCAACCGTGAATTTAACTATACCTTGCTTTGCTGCCTGTTTGAATGCTCTGCGAAAATCTGCATCTAATGAATTGAAAGTTTTCATATTCTTGATACTGAATTGATCTGTTGTCACCAGCTTTATATTTATTTCCAAAAAATTTCTTCAACCTCAAATTCTGCTTTCTCTTCCCAATCAAAAAAGTCTAAATTCTGTTCATCCTCTTCTGTCAAGTAGTAATATGCGCGGATTATATAGCCATCAATCTCAATAGGAGCTTCAGCTCACAGACTTAGACCTTCATGTAGCGGATCAACTACACAGCTTGTAGGCTCTGCACCAGTTGATATTGCCTTGTCTGCTATATCTTTCCCAAATCTATCTACTATTTCATTGTATGTATATCTTTTTTTCATCATATGTTTTTTGTTTGTTATTACTTGTTGTTTATATCGGATTAGAACTCAACAAATATCAATGTTTCCATAGAATCTGATTCTTTCACCCACATATGATTATGTCCGAAATCATAATCGAAAAACAGTTTAAAGTAAGGGTATTGTACTGTTAAAGAGTTCATACAGCCCTTTAACTCGTCTTCTGACATACAAGAAGTGATTTCATTGATAATTTGAACGAAAAGGTGTAAAACTTCTGGTTCACAATTTATCAGTGGATTTTCTACTATCGCTTTCATAATCTTCTATTGTCTTTTAATTATTATTTATTGCTTTATTATCACAATGCAAATATACTATATTGTGATGTAATAGCAAAACAAATCACAATATATTTTCTTGCATTGTGTAATATTTAACATTTAGATAAAAAAAAGAACAGCCGCCAGCAAAAAGCACAGCAGCCGTTCAATCCACGTCCTACTCTCTATCCCATTCTCCCGATAAGACAATAGCAAAGATATCAATTCTAAAACGAAATACAAAAAGAAAACCATATTAATTAGTTATGGAGAGCCAATTTTGAAACAAAAACCAATCTTCTTAAAAAAATGCCATTAATGCAATATTTTTTACTTGCAGGATGAATAAAGAGAATTAATAATATGGCAAATCAAACGGTTTTGTATTTTTATTGACAAATGAAAATAGAGATGGACCGAAGTCTGAAAAACAAGTATAAAACAGATAGCCTCTATAGATTTCTACTGCCTGAGGTATTTTTCCGAGTATTTTTGAGATTTTATTTGATTTTGTTTTACATTTCTACGATTATAATACTTCTGGTTAGCCCTTGTCAGATCCTTGATGATCGTTTCATCGAACACCTCGGAATATATCTCTGTTGTCTTGACCGATGTATGCCCCAAAAGTTTTTGGACGGTGGTTATCGGAACGCCTTGGTGAACCAAGAGAGTGGCACAAGTGTGTCTGCTTGTGTGGTAGGTGAACTTCTTGCCGATATGCGCCATTCTTCCCAGTTTCTGCAACGTTCGGTTGGTGTCGGAATTGCAGCCTAATGCAGCCAGTTGTTCGATGCTGTCGTACTTCCGCATTATGCCCAGTGCCTTTCCGTTAAATAATAGATATAGCGGGATATTAAGTTTCACGCCTGTTTTGACGCTGTTTAAGACCAACCATTCCTTTCCGTCAACTGTTACGAGATTCTTACAGGTAAGTTGTTTAAAATCAGAGAATCTCAATCCGCAATAGCAGCAGAAGAGAAATGCGTCCAGTATGTGCCGGCTATTGTTCTTCCTGTCCGGCAGTTTAAGATTTTCCAATTTTTCCAAGTCGACAGGCATCAGGAAGTTATGTTCTTTCTTCTCCCGCTTGATCTTGAACTTACGGAAAGGATATGCCTCCTGTAATATATAGCCTTCATTAATCGCCTCATTCACCAAGGTACGAAGTATTCTCATGTGTTTCCCTACCGTGTTTACTTTCAATCCCTTGTTGCGCAAGAATGCGTCAAATTCCTTTAGAAACGTATAATTGATGTCCGTGAACTCTATCACGTTCCGAAATTCCTTCAATGTGGCTACCGTGCCCAGCATGTTATCCTTGGTTCCCGGTTTCCTATCGGAATTCACTATAACCTGTTGGGCGAACTTAAGAAACGAAACCACGGGTTTTACCCCCTTCCTTACAGCTTCCTTCAATGTGGATAAGTTAGATTCAAGACCTCTCTTCCAATAGCTTAACTCTATAGCCTGTAATTCCAATATATGCTCATATAGCATTGCATTAAGTTCTTGCGACTGCGGATGGTTGATTACTTGGGCACCATCCTTACTCCAACATTCCGGCTTTAGATAGACATTGGTTTTAAAGTATACCTTCCTCTGATTCAGATAGGCTTCTATTTGTACAAGGGCTGTCCCCTGTCGGTTTAACTTGTTTTGCCGGTTATAAACTAAACGATATCTGATCTTCTCTAACATACTCAACTTTTTGTTTTTAAAGTTAAAAAAATTCTTCTGCATTTACAAAATAAACCACAAAAATTGTTCTGGGGGGACTGTTCACTGGTTTGAAGCTATGGAGATTACCAGAAGCTGATAATGGCTCATCATTCGGGGATGCAAATGAACTTATATCAGGAGGGATATATCGGAATTATCCTAGCGACATTAACATGCCATCTATTAATAGTAATAATAATGGAATCTTAATAGTATTACCTGTTAATAATATCATGGTTTTACAAGTTTGTTATTATAACATAGGAAAATTATATATTAGACTAAAATGGGGAACAAATTGGTCTTCTTGGATGATGGTTTCTTTGACATAAAATTTACCTATTTTTACTTCTGGGGGGACTGTTGGGAATAAATAATACGTGGTTTAGAAGGAGATATGGTAGTATTACTGATTTTAATGAATTTAAGGAGATTGGATATATGTTTGTTGATAAAGTCCAATCAATGGATAATAAACCCAATACATCAAGTAATTACGGATTTTTGGAAACGATTGCTATTAATGATGTCACCCTCAAGCAAACTCATGTAGATTTTCAGAGCAGATTTTTTATTCGAGTATGTAATAATGGAACTTGGACTGATTGGAAACAAATACAAACAACATAGTATTAAAAATAAGTCATATTTTAATGAGATAAAACGGATGGGTGCCGGTCCACACCCGTCCGTTTTATCTCATGTTACCAAAGAATTATAGTATTTCCAGCTCTCGTTTCGAATAGATTTTATGTCAATTATTACTGTGAATTATTATCTTAGGATCTTCCCAATTTGAAACGTCTGGATAATTCCTTTTTCTAAATATTAATGTTCCGTCTATTGCTATTCCGAAGATGAAAACAACATCTTCTAATTGTTTTATAACCAATCCTTGAACGACATTACCATAGAATCCTTCTCCAGCAAAAGCATTGAAATCGGAAACGAAAGGTTGAATTGTTTTTATAGGCATTTCATTTACAAAATCCGTAAATTCACTCCATGAAGAAAACGATTTTGTTCCCTTCGGATTTCCCAACAGTCCCCCCAGATCGCCAACAGGCAGAAATTCTTGTTTAAATTCCTATCTGTGTGAGCGTACTAATATCTATATCTACTTTAGTTGCTGAAATGGCATTATCCATAGAAACACGATTGGTAAAGTATATCAAAACTCGTGAGAATACAGGCATATATACATAGTAGTTATAATCTCCATCCTTGTATATTTTCAGCAAATTAGGACCAATACTCTTTACAACGGACAGTCCTTTAACGTGATGTGATACAAAAGAAAAGATGTCTGCGTTCTCGCTATTCCCTTCTCCAATAATATCAAAAGTAACGTTTATATTTTTAGGATAATTTAGTTTGTATAAAGCCCCTTCTCCTAGCATGTGATTTATCAAAAAATAGTTTTCATTTAACATCAGTCCCCCCAGTTTTGATGCAAGTGACTGCATCGTCATTTGTGCGGCATCTCCG